GGCCCCAAAAGGGCCTCCCGGGTACTATTCTCAACTCAGACTAAAGTCTAAGTTCTCCGCACTTGAAAGGAGAGGAGTGATGCCCCAGAGAAAACGGATTAGATCCGTGCCAAACAGTAACGGCGTTTACCGTCGCTACCAGAATGGCGTGCTTGAGCAGACCGTCACGAAAGTGGGGACTGGCTCTTATGCACTTGCTTCTGAGACATCCGTGGAGGATGACTTCCCGAACGGCTGGAATTCCCGAAATCGTCTTCTCAAGTCGAAGTACTTGAGTGACGAAAATCGACAGCGTCTTCTTGACCAGAACTATGGTACTAACTGGTGGCTCGAAAGAACCAATAGATATACCAATACTTCTGCTTCCGTCTCTGCGACGGTCGCTAGCATTCGAGAGACTTATGAGGGGCCCTTGTGGCACAACTCGTTCGTCAACTCGCTTGGAACGTATCCGACCTTCGACACTCAGCTACTGAGTGCGTGGGGTTGGGGTTCCAAGGCTATCGGCAAGGCGGCGCCTACAGCACCTAAGGCTAACACGGCTTCATTCGTTGGTGAGCTCCGCGAGGGGCTTCCTACGATACCGCTGTTGTCTTTGCTGAGGAATCCGGAAACATTGTTTGGTTTCGCTAAGGATACTTCCCGCGAATACCTCAATGTTCAGTTCGGCATCGTACCCCTCTATCGTGACATCTTTGAGCTGGCCAAGTCCGTGAATAACACACGGGCTGTAATGGAACAGCTTAAGCGCGATTCTAATCGCACTGTCCGACGGAGGTTGTCCGATGCTCCACGAATCTCATCAACTGTCACTACACAGAGTGTCGGCCTCGAGGGCCTCACCACGCCGTATCTTTATACGTCTGCGGTGAATATGCCAACGCAGGCTTTCTGTATCAATACAGAAAACCGGTGGTTTTCCGGCAAATTTCGCTATGCGATAAATACTGGAAAGGTCGACACTCTTCTCGACAAGCTCGAGGTGTATGAACGAGAGGCCCGTATCACTATGGGCCTCTCCCCAGATATTGGAACCATCTGGGAGTTGACGCGATTCTCCTGGTTGTTCGACTGGTTTGTCGACGTTGGGTCGACCTTAAGGTCTCTCAATGTCTACAGCCACGACAATCTCGTGATGCATCATGGTTATGCCATGAGTCATGTGAAGACTGAAGTGGTTTCCTCTTCAGGACATATCATGCGCGGCATCCCCAACCCCAAACCGATCGTGAATACGTTCGTTAGGGAGCGGAAGATGCGCGTTAAGGCATCCCCTTTCGGGTTTGATGTTAACCTTAATGGAACAACAGCGTTTCAGAATAGCATCCTTGCGGCACTTGGTATTTCCAAGGTGCCGATGACACTGCTGCCTCGCTGGTAGCAGCGGCGTTGGGTTCATAAGACCTCGCCACATACTGGTGTCCACAAGATATCCAGTCTACCTGCCCCTTACAAAGGGGCACATCCCACAGAAAGGTCGCCATCATGGCATTTGCAGATCCACAGACCATTACTATTTCGGGGACGGCGAATAGCCTTCCCCGAACCAGTTCTGGTGCCGGGACCGGTACGTTCACCAAGGACGACGGTAACGTCGTCCTTGTGGTTCAGCACTCGGTCGGTCGCCGGAACCGCCGTAACCTGAAGCTGTCCTACCGTAAGGTGGCAGCTGACCCGTTCCTCACGGGTGTCAATCAGGAGTACTCGGCATCGATCAATTTCACGATCGATGCGCCCCCGGTTGGTTTCACCAACACGGAGCTGAAGGCCATCGCTGATGGCTTTCTCGCGTACCTCACGGCGTCGACCGGCGCTCGCATCACCCAGCTCCTGGGTGGCGAGAACTAATCGTCTGCATTTCCATGAGGCAAAGGACCAAGCGACCGAAAGGCACTTGTGAAAAGCCTCATACCTCTACTGCGGGCGGTCCTGGCTGATGCCGGGACCATGTGCGGTGCTAGTACCCACCGAGACTGGGAAACAGTCTCGGCTCGAATCAAACACGAAGGGATCTCGTTTGTAACGATTACCCTACCGACGTTTGCCAAGGACTTCGAAGAAGCCCTTGACATCGGCGTCGTGGCCGCTACTTCTTTTCCTGGTTTCAAGAGAAGAAGGGGTCTCCCTGCATTCCTGCAAGGTTTCCTTCGGCTAGTGTTCGATGAGAACAGTGGTGTCCTTCTGGACGCGCCTTCGCACGCCGCAATCCGTGCTGTCCGCCAGATTACTCTGGTAGCCGGCAAGATTAATTTGGAGTGTTCAAATGAACGAACCAACGCGGCGTTCGCAGCGTACATCCACTGCGAACGAGAAGTCCGTGATGCTGATCGCCGTCGTAGCCCTGATTTTCTCATGGACTACGGGCGTGTATCTCGCCTCCTCTGGGCTGATCTCCTTTCCCGTGTTGACGGTAACGTCTACCGAGGGGAAGTAAAGCCCAAGCATGGCCCGGGTTCCACTGCTGACTCGCTTAAAGGCAACGCCAAATTTGCGAATCGCACATGGACTGAGCGCTTGGAAGATAGCTTCCCATGGATTTCTATGGGGGCCGCTTCCTGGTCTCAGTATTCCGAGCTTGCTGATGTTCGCTGGCTGACCCCGGAGCAGGAACAACCTGTAAAGGTTATCTCTGTTCCGAAGACGTTGAAGACACCCCGAATCATTGCTATGGAACCTTCGTATGTACAGTATGTACAACAAGGTATCCTAGAACGATTCGTGGAAGCGATCGATGAATCTCCTATTGCTAGGAGCCTGATCGGGTTCGTCGGAACTCAAGAGCTCAACCAAAAGTTGGCTCAGGAAGGTTCCCGAACCGGTCTTCTGGCCACACTCGATTTGAGTGAGGCCTCTGACCGTGTCTCCAACCAGCTAGTGCGACACTTGTTATCTCCGCATCCATGGCTCTTCCGAGCTGTGGACGCGACAAGGTCGCGCTCCGCTGACGTACCTGGCCATGGCGTTATCCGCCTCGCCAAGTTCGCATCTATGGGGTCAGCTCTCACATTTCCTTTTGAAGCAATGGTGTTCTGCACCCTTGTCTTCATGGGGATTGAACGTGAGATAGGACACCACCTCCGCAAGAGTGATGTAATTCGACTCTTGGGGAAGGTACGCGTCTATGGGGACGACATAATTGTCCCCACAGACTATGCACTATCCGTCATCCGGACTCTCGAGGACCAAGGTCTTCGGGTGAACCGACGTAAGTCTTTCTGGACTGGTAAGTTCAGAGAGTCTTGCGGGAAGGAGTACTACGATGGATACGATGTCTCAGTGACTCGTATCCGCGAGATGCTCCCTAGTAGACGGACAGATGTTTCTGAGCTGGTTTCCACAGTTTCGACCCGCAACCAATTTTGGGAGCAGGGATACTCGAATACTGTAGGGGTCCTCGATCGTGTGGTTAAGGGTTTGATCCCTTTTCCGTACATCGAGCCCACCTCTCCAGCTCTGGGCAGATGGGGCTACCGCGTTACCGTGGGTCGCCACCATCCAACTCTCCATCGCCCTGAGGTACGGGCTATGGTAGTTGATGCGAAACTGCCTGTCAATAGAATTGACGGGTACAATGCATTGCTCAAGGTGTTCCTCAAGCGTGGGTCACACCCGTTTGACGATCCAATGCACCTAGAGGTGTCTGGACGACCTGTCGCCGTTCGCATAAAGCGACAGTGGGCCCCTGTACGTTAACTCGTACAGGGATTGGTGAGGAGAGATCCTCACTGAGTGGAG